CCCACTCTTTCTTGTTGTTCATACGACGCGAGAACACAACCTGAGACATCTGCTCAGGACTACTTAGGTTGATCGGTGTGTCACCCATGAGGCGTCGTACTTCATGCTGTAGGTGCGTCTCTAGGTCGGCCTTCTCCTGCTCAAACTCCTTACGTACATCATCTAGGGCTTCACGATCCACCCGGACTCCAGACATGTACATTCTTGTGAGGGTTTTGCAGGTCTCAAATGTAACGTCTCGGATGGTGTGTAGGGAGTTTGACTCTGGCTTGGCGTAGTCTTGTTCGATGCTAAAGAACAACTCACGAGTGACATCAAGGTCACGCCGGAGATAAAAGCTAAGCTCCGTGAGAGGTATTTCATCTGTGTTGTACCCTTCCTTGAAGTAATTCTTGAGTGTGTCGTCCTTTCCTAGGTCCAGCCCACGACGTTCAGCACATGCTGCCATAGAGAGAGGCTGCTTCTGACCGCGCAGTAGGACGTATTCAGCCAGCATAGTGTCGTAAATAGGACCATTGTATACAAAGCCACACTCCCAGAGCCACATGAGGTCGTGATGTGCATTGTGCATAATCATAAGAGTAGTCTCATCCAGTACATCCTGAATGAACTTACGCCCAGCGCCTGACACATCCTTACGCTGAACATGGTCCAGTGTGATCAGGTGTGTAGACTCAGTGTTGTCTACGTCCTGCATACCAACTTGTACTAGCTTGTTGCCCTTCTCATAAGGGTCTAGGTGATTCTTACCCCCTCGTGTATTAACTGTATTCTCAACGTCTAGTACAAGCCGCATCTAACTCTCCTGTTTATAATGGGGGTTTTCATAGGGTACATACTTAATACGCCTCAAACCCTTGTCATCCTCTTTGATATTGTAACTTGTAAAGGCCTCAACGGGTACGTCAGAGAAGCACAGTGTATCACCCCGCATTACTCTAACCGTATCACCCTCTGATACAATACCCTCTTTCATTGCCTTACGTAATACAGGGCCAATAACACCCCCTGTTTTACTCTTGTACTCCAAGCCGCCTAGCTTGGCAGTGTGATACTCTTCAAGCTCTACTGTATGTCTCATGCTGTGTACAAACTCCGGCCACCATCTAGTTCACAGTGTACGACACCATGCCAGCCACCCTTAAGCTTATTCTTAGCAATGTTCAAGTGGCGTTGTGTGTCTTGCTCTTCTGCACCCTCAACAAGGGGGTTCTTGGAGATCAGCACCATAAGGTCGGCCTCTGCAGCCTTGCCCGTCTTAGAGCCTTCCATCATAGACTGGTCCACGTAGACCTTACCCTCTGCTGTAGCACTAAGCTGAGACATCCACACAATGCAGCAACCGTACTGCTTGGCAATGTTACGTGCATAGATAGCTGCATCCTTGAGGTACACATCTGACTTGTCTGTGTTCTTAGTGGCGAACTTGTCACCCATGTCCAAGATCAGAATGTCAGGACGTTCCTGTTTGACTACAGACTCAACCCACTTCATGTCCTTGTTGGTGCTGTCCTTGATACGGATATTCTGCTGTACAGGTGCATAGCGAGACTTAGCAAGTGAGATATTAGCCTTAACCTCATCCATAGTCATGTTAGCTGCTGCACTCAAGTAGCGTGCACCCACACGTGCTGAACCCTCTTCGTTACACAGGATCACGCACTTGGCACCCTGATGTGCCCAACCCTCTGGCCCAGCAATGAGAGAGGCATGGAAGCTAGTCTTACCTGTGTTAGGACGTGCACCTACAAGCAGGAGGTGACCCCCTGATACACCCTCTACACGGCGGCGTAGGCTGGGGATGTTGAACTTCCACTGTGTCTGCAGATCGTTGTCCTTGAGGAGAGAGTCTACATCAATGTTGTCCCATGCGATGCGCAGGTTGGGTGTGAAGTCATCCTTGTAGTCGTCCAGTAGGCGGCGCAGCGGTTCAAGACTCTGCTCTGTGCCATTCACAAAGTTAAACCCTAGGTTCGCTACGAGTTCACCTACGTGCTGCTGGAACAGGGTGCTGAGTACCTCCTCTGCAATGTCCTCCTTGATGACATCCTCTTTGTCTAGCTTGCGGAACAGGTCAGCGTAGGCTGTCTTGGTGGCAGTGGTCATCGTCTGGTTCTGCGAATAGAACAGCGCCTCTACGTCAGCCACTGTAAGGTCACCCTCATAGTCCTGCATAGCGCTGTCTAGCGTCTGTTTAATCTTGCGTACATCCTTAGTGAAGATGCTGTCAGGGCAGCGGATACCCTTGTGTTGCTCATAGAAGTCTTTGTTCATCAAAGTCTTGAGCAGTGCTAGTTCCATCATCGTTTGTATTCCTTTATGTATTGTACCATGTGCCAGACCACAACGAGGGGCCACAGCAGTGCTGTAATGAATAGGTACTCGTATTGTTTGCAGGGTAGTCCATCCAGAGGGCGTGTAAGCTCTAGGACATAGAACACCATAACCCCTGAGGCGTATGCAACTAAAAGAGCAACGATAGTAATCATACTGGGTCACCCCCATCGTCACTGCCATCATCACCGTAGCGTGCCCGGTCAATCATCACACGTACTGCTACGTAAGGCCAGATGAAGGCGGTGTATAGTACTGCATTAGGGTCAGGCTCTTCCCCGTCCTCACGCTCTGTAGCTTCAAGGATAGTGTGGTACATACCCACACCAAGTAGGTACAACACGAGTGCTAACCAAAATCCTAGTTCCATATCTAGTGTGCCTTTTTCTTGTTCATTTGTTCTATAAGCTTAGCGATTTGTCGCTCTATCTCAATCAAACGCTTAAGTGTCTGCCAGTGTTCACGCTCTAGGTTCTCTAACTCACCACACATGCTCATCATATGTCCTCCAGTCTGTAGGCCCCCTCTGGGCTATTCATTGCTGCCATAATGTCCATCAGTTGACCATACGACATGTAGATCACGTTGACCTCCTCCACGTCCTGTATGTGCTGCTTGATGAACACTGTGTCATCCTCACAGATGATCACCTCAACATCGTCATAAGCGTCGTGCTCGTCAAGTGTAGTAATTGTGGCACAGGCTGAGCCAAACTCTACGGTGTACATGGTTTACTCATAGTCTTTCACTCCGTGTTTATCAATGTCGTTCAGCATGAGTAGTAGTGCCTTCTTGAGGTCCTCAATGCTCTCCCCTGTAAGCTCTACAGGGTTGTCTGTCCACATTACCTCACCATTGTCTAACACAAACTGCTCATGCACAGCGTAGTAACCCTCACCTGTAAAGGCAGTAGGTGTTTCGTATTTGACGTACAGGACTTGGTAGTGCCAGTGTGAATCACTCATCATTTCTCTCCTTCCAAGTTAGCGCATCCCCACCTGACACAGCCGTATCCCGTGAAATGGCGAGTGCCGTTGCCAAAAGCGAACGATCAAACCGCTTAGCCAATAGAGCTTCGCTCTTAGATAGCTTTGCGTCAATATCACGATAGGCTTCCGTCCCGATCCTGCCGAACTCTTCGTCAGTCATCTGTCTCTCCTTTGGCTATTGGCTGAATGGTAATAGTATCTCCTTGCCGCACGGTCTGTCTTAAACCAAGTGCTTGCAAATTTTCGTAACCAACAACCGTATTTCCAAGGTAGAATACAACACCAACGGGTTCTTGTTTTTGTTTCACCTCAAGGCAAAACGTAGACAAAAAATCAAGTTGCATAACAGGCGTTTCCGTCAGATATGTCGCAAAGTCACACGCCACACGGTCGCCCTCAGTCATGTCTGAGTAAACAAGAGCTGCGCTTTTATACACCGCCTTCGCCAGCTTGGCTTCCAGTTCCTCGATGCGGGCTGCTTGTTTTTGTATCGCTTGCCAAGCACCAGTTGGGTCTTCTTTGACATCCATCATGGTGTCGTAGTGTTCGTCATAGCTACGCCGAATACCATCTGGGCCAAGCACTGTCAGATCATCACTCATCGTCTTGTCCTTTGCGGATGTCGTGAAGGTCACTCAGCCAAAACCTCGACTTAGGGTCGAAGCCAAACTGACCTTCTTCGGTATAAGCAAAAACAGTTCCATCTTCTTTCTGACCTAACAAGCGGTGCGACCCATGCCCCCTCGCATAGACAACAACTTTATCACCAAACCCATCGATATACTTTGCGGGGAAGCTGGTGGGCGGTGTAAATTTTTGTTTATCCATCGCCTTGTCCTTTCAGTTCTGCGAGGGTGGTGCGATAGTGCTTGTTAATATCAGCGTCACACGAAAGCCCGTACCTACTAAAGTCAACGAGGCCATTGTCGGCCAATTCAAGAGCTAGCTCCAAAGCCTCCACCGCCTTCGCCAGCTTGGCCTCCACCTCATCGTGTATCTTCGTAATCTTCAGCAGCTCTTGATAGGTCTTTTGTTGTTGTGCCTCTAGCTCCTCTATGCGGTCGGCTATCGGTGAGCCAACGTATTCACCGCAGTTCGTGCATGTCAGATCCTCACTCATTCTGTTTCTCCTTTCAGTTCTGCGAGGGTGGTTCGCATCTTTGCCCGTGCTGTATCCCCCCATATCTTGAAATAGTTTGCGTCAAGAAAATCCAGAAGTCCAAAAGCCTTCTCCAGCTTGGCCTCTAGTTCCTCGTTGTGGGATTTTTCATCCCTGTATCGACCTTCCCAGTAACGGAAGTCCGCCATATTTGCGTGGTGCTTCGTTAGGTTTCTCACCTTCGCCTCCAGTTCCTCACAAGTCGCAGCAAGTTGCTCGATGCGGTTGTTTTGGTGTGAAATATGCTTCAACACTCGGTCGGTTCTAACCATACCCATGCCGATTTCTTCCTCAATGTTGTGGTAGAAGTCACTCATCACTCAACTCCACAATGTCATCCTCGGTTAGTTCTATTTTGTAGGTGCAGAGATGGTCATAGCTCTTATTTTTAGCCGCACAGTCTTTCTGTTCAAAAACTTTTACGAAGCCATCTTCATCCAAGTTGATCCAGACAGTCTTTGGCTCGACGACTTCCACGAGGTCAGTTGGATTATGTGCCCTCCGCCGAAATTGACCAGCTTCTGACCAATTCACAGACACCCAATCGCCTTCGTTGTTCACAGCGCCATGAACAGGGTAGTGCCCTACACCATCTGTTGCGTAGATACGAACCTCACGACCGTCTTTGGTGCGGTATTTCTTTTTCATGTCAATCATTGTGCTTGCTCCTTAGCTTTCAACACATAAGTAACACCATCAATCTCTACTTCACGTCCTTCGCATGTCGTTGCGGTAGACACGTCATCCCGTAGGTCAATGCCTGTAATTTCCAAGAACACGTCAGCATCAAAGGCGGGTAGGGCTTTGGTCAACGCAATGTCCTCTGGTGAAGCTGTGGCGTATGCCTTGGCCCACTCTTCCTTCATGTCATTGGTTCGCAGATAGCCACCTGTCGTCGTGTACGAGGGGTTCTCCTTCTTTTCCTGCTTAGTCATGTTTTTTGAATGTACCCAAGTTGTAGGGCGTGGCAGGTAAATCCAATCGGGTTTGTCCGCTTCATCCCACTCAGCTGTATTAATCAGGCGGTTGAAATAATAAGCCTTTTCAGCAGCTTTGGTGTTGAAGCAACCTGTGTGCAAAGAGCCTGTGTTACAGTCGCCTGTGTTGTAGTGGCCTGTGTTGTGGCTACCTGTGTTGTAGTAGCATGTGTTATAGTCGCCTGTGTTGTGGCTACCTGTGTTGTAGTAGCCTGTGTTATAGTTGGCTGTGTTGTAGTAGCCTGTGTTGCGGTAGCCTGTGTTGTGGTTGGCTGTGTCTGTG